TGGTTGAAGCTAACCTGCGTCTGGTTATCTCTATCGCGAAAAAATATACCAACCGCGGCCTGCAGTTCCTCGATCTGATTCAGGAAGGCAACATCGGCCTGATGAAAGCGGTTGATAAGTTTGAATACCGCCGTGGCTATAAGTTCTCAACCTATGCCACCTGGTGGATCCGGCAGGCGATCACCCGCTCTATCGCCGATCAGGCGCGTACCATCCGTATTCCGGTGCATATGATTGAGACCATCAACAAGCTCAACCGTATTTCGCGCCAGATGCTGCAGGAGATGGGCCGCGAGCCGACCCCGGAAGAGCTGGCTGAACGTATGCTGATGCCGGAAGATAAGATCCGCAAGGTGCTGAAGATCGCCAAAGAGCCTATCTCCATGGAGACGCCGATTGGTGATGACGAAGATTCGCATCTGGGTGATTTCATCGAAGATACCACGCTGGAGCTGCCGCTGGACTCAGCTACCTCTGAGAGCCTGCGTTCTGCAACCCACGACGTACTGGCGGGCCTGACCGCGCGCGAAGCGAAAGTCCTGCGTATGCGTTTTGGTATCGATATGAACACCGACCACACGCTGGAAGAAGTGGGCAAGCAGTTTGACGTCACGCGTGAGCGTATCCGTCAGATTGAAGCCAAAGCGCTGCGTAAACTGCGCCACCCGAGCCGCTCGGAAGTGCTGCGCAGCTTCCTCGACGATTAATCGTCTGCAGGAAAACACAAACCCCGGCACGCCGGGGTTTTTTATTGCCCGCGCTCCGGCAGACCCAGCGCCTCCGCCAGCTGGCGATACGCTGCCACCATCTCCTCCAGCGAAGCGCGGTTGAGCCCGCTGGGGTTTGGCAGCACCCAGATGCGCGTCTCCATCAGCGGCTGCGGCTGCTCGCCCCACTCCACTTTACGCTGCCGGAACGCACGCTGATACGCATCCTTGCCCAGCACCGCCAGCGCCCGCGGCTGATAACGCAAAATTTTATCCTGCAGCCGCAGCCCGCCGTCGCGCAGCTCATCGCCGCTCAGCTCGCTCGCCTGCGTGGTGGGACGCTCAACCAGCGCGGTGATGCCGCAGCCAGTCTCCAGCAGCCGCCGCTCCTGCTCCGGCTTCAGCAGCTCGCGCGTGAAGCCGGCCAGATAGATCACTTTCCAGAAACGGTTGCCAGGATGCGCAAAATGGTAACCGGTATGCGCAGATGACTTGCCGGGGTTAATGCCGCAGAACAGCACCTGCAGATCGTGTGCGATGATATCGCGAATGTCATGTTCGGGTTGCATACGCCTTTGAATGCCTGATAAACGTGCTTAAAGGGTAGAGTATTCAGCGGGATGGGGAAAGCGTGGTAATTATGATAAGTGAAAAGCCAGCGCCAGCAACCCAGCCAGTTAACGATTTCTTTTACTGCCTGGTCAGCAAAAAAACGCTCAAACTGTTGTGGCAATCACTCCTGTCACAGCAGCACACCGATTTTTTCATTAATATCAATCACTCACCATTGTGCTAATTTTCATCAACCGATCGGTGAACGCTGGATCGCCTCTGCCAGATACTTTATAATCCCCGCACTACTGGCCCCTTAGCTCAGTGGTTAGAGCAGGCGACTCATAATCGCTTGGTCGCTGGTTCAAACCCAGCAGGGGCCACCAAATTTAATGTTGTAAATCATGCAGTTAAGCCACCTTTCAGGGTGGCTTTTTTGTTGCCCTATTTTCTAGTGGCGATGAAATGGCGATAGAATCTGGCCGCTTTCTCTGCCTGTCCTCAAGTCTTAATGAATACTGTCGATAGCAGGTATGTTATATATCACCACAGGAACAAGGAGATCCCTATGAAAAAATGCCTATGTGCAGCAGCTCTACTATTCTCTTGTGCAGCTCAGGCTGATTTCGTTAACCCAATGGATTTTGACGATTCAGAAGCTCAAAAGGATGAGGTCATTAATTTCATTCAGGATAAGGTAAAAGCTGATTATTGTGATGGACAGCTGGATATGTGTCAGCCAACAACCATACGCATGATGGAACAGCAGAACCTTACCGCCTTTAAAAAGCTGACCAAAGCTGAAGACAGAAAGATTATGAATCGCGTCATTAAAGATTACTGCGAAAGCGGTTTAGATATGTGCTCATACAGCACAATTGAAATGATGTATCAGCAAAACCTGAAGGCAAGCAGCAAAAAACTTGCCTGGTAATAAAAAAGCCACCTTTTTACAGGTGGCTTTTTTTGATTCTCAATGCAGTATCAGCGGCTGCTGACTCTGCTGCTGATGCGGTATTGCCATATTTATAGTGCCTGGCGTCACGATCATTGCGGCGATAGATTCATGCGTTTTGAACGTACAGCTGCAATTGATATTTGTGCACTGGTGATATCGTTCTTTAGTTTCTTTAGAAATATACCTGCTGCTTTTAGCGTGTGCGGCGGTCTGGCATAACGGACAATGCATCATCAGTGGCGTCTCCCTGTAAGCGTGAGACTTTAATACGCCAAACTCACAAAAAGAGCAACATAATTCACTTATTGTGAATATTTTCTATCGGATTTCTCCTTATCTCCTTCAAGCTGATACTCAACATCTGACAACAACACTTCAAACTCCAGCTGTGTCGTGTAGCCGCTGTCATTCAGGTTGTGCGTGACCTTACTGATCAGCCACGGCTGCGCATCAATCACCGACTTAAACCCGCTGACCTTCACCGGCGTTTCCGGGTACAGGTCGGCGCGCCCCCTTGCCAGCGTGAGCGAGAACTCGGCGACGCCGCGCTGCAGCTTCTCCCATTTGGCTTTTGCAGCGTGCATCGCGGACGCCTGGCTGGAGAACACCGTCGTCAGCGTAAACACGTTGTCCTGGCTTCCGGCCAGATAATCCCCCTGACGCGCTTCAGGTGCCTTTGCCTTAACCACCTTTTTCTTTTTGGCTTCAGGATGGTGAAAGCCGTAGTGAATTTCCGGCTTCTTCTTTCGCTGCAGCTTGACCTTTTTTGGCTTCGGGTCTTTGGTGTGCAGCCAGCTGGCCGACACGCCCGTGTAGGCGCCACGGTCGGCAATGCTGAAGGTATGCCGGTCGCCGTCCTGGCGGGTAATAGTCACCTGCGGGATCGGCTTACCGCCGGCGGTAACGCCGCCTCCCGGACGGATAAACAGCAGCCTGCCGGCCTTGATGGCCGCAACGGCGCCGTACAGCGTGGCAAGCCGCGTCAGAAATTTGGCGTCGGTTTCCTGCGTCTGGTCAAGGTGCGCCACGGCAATCCCGGCAAAGCCGTCGGCCAGCATCGGCTCCAGCTTGTTGCGCGCGGCTATCTGCGACACGATTTGCCCGAGCGTGGTGTCGTGGTATGACACCTCGCGGCGCGAGTTCAGCGAGCCTCGAAAATCGGCGCTGCGGGCGCGGATGGTCATGGTGTCCGGCGCGCCGTGATGCTCCACTTCATCCACCGTGAAATTGCCCTTGCCCGTGAGCGCCTGCCCTTTCCAGCCGAGAAAAAGCGACACCTCCGCGCCGCGCGCGGGCATTGCCAGCTGTCCGTCGGCGTCGTCCAGCTCGATATCCAGCTGATCGGCCTCAAAGCCCCGGTTATCCGTCAGGGTGAGCGAGATCAGCCGGTCCCTGACGCTGGTCGTTATATCCTTTGCGTTCACCCGGAGCTGAAAGTCAGGCGCGAGCCGGGCGCCCATCTGCACGGGCAGACTGCTGATGCCGGTCATAGTGAAAACCCTCCCGCCCCCGACAGAAGGCTGCCGGCCGCTGATTTCACGCTGTTAATCGCAGAAGAAAGCTGGCCCGGCAGATTGCCGGCGCCGCTGACGAGCCCGCCGGCCTGCTGCTTGAGGTCGCCGAACATGGCGGTCAGCGATTCATCAACGCGCTTCAGGTTCAGCGTGAACGTGATTTTGCTGGCCGCACCGTTCGGGAAAAATTCGCTGTGCGTGTTTGCGATGCTCTCAACAACGTACATGCCGTAAATCATGCCGCTGCCGCCAATCAGCGGCCACGCCATGCCCTGATCGGCAAGCAGCCGCACCGTTGTCAGGGAAACCGCGCCGCCCGTTATTTCGGGGCGCAGCTCCCCGGACAGCGTGATTTTTTCATCGCCCGGCCCGATAAACTGCGCCGCCGGGCGCAGGCCAAAGCGGCTGTTTGTGGGCCAGCGGTAGTCGATGTTCTGCTGCAGCTCGCCGTAGGGCAGCGTCTGGCGCATGAACGGCATCATGCCGTAGATCATCATCATCGGTTAATCCTCCCATCCCATTTTGCTGCGGTTCTGCGCCTGACGGTTGCGCTGCTCCCGCGCCTGGTGCTGCGACATCAGCGCCAGCGCGTCGTCTTTTGTCATGCCTTCATGCATCTGAAGCGTGTACTGATAGGTATTCTGACTGCGGTCGGTAAAGCCGCCGCCCGCCCCGGGCGAGGACACCGGGCGGTAAGGTGCGCCGCCGGTCGCCAGACTGTACTGCAGCCCGCCGGTATCGGCGCCGGCGCCGCCGGTCGCCAGCAGGTCGGGCGACGGCACTTTATTTTTCAGCCCGTCTGATTTCGTGTCGATGATGCCGAGCTTTTCCAGCACCCAGTCTATGCCCGTACGCAGCTGATCCAGCGCCAGTCCGGGAATTTTCAGCGCGTCGGCGAGCATGCTGCCGAACCTTTTACCCATATCACCGGCGGCGGCAAGCTCGGTCTGCGTGGATTTCACCGGCTCCAGCAGCCTGCCGAACCACTCCCACAGCGATTTGACCTTGTCCCCGACGGCGGAAAACAGCGGCGTGAGCGTGCCGAAGGCGTCGCCAATCGGCCCCATCGCCGCGACAAACCCCTCCGCAAAGCCTTTGATAAAGGCGCTGATGGGTTCCCAGTATTTACGGACCAAAAGCGCGCCGGCCACAATCGCCGCTGCTACCGCCATCACCGGAAGCGTAATCGCGCCGAGCGCCGTCACGATGGCGCCGCCGGCCATGCTGAAGCCCGCACCGAGCAGCCCCGCTCCGGCTATGAGCGCGTTGAGGCCCGCCATCACCGGCCAGACAATCAGCCCCACGCCGCCGAGCACGGTTGTCAGCCCCGCCACGGCCCCGGCCAGAATCACCAGTTTTGTGGTGAGGGCCGGATTTGCGTCCGTCCAGGCTCTGAGTTTTCCCAGCCAGCGCGTCGCGGTCTGCGTCAGGGTGCGCAGGTCTGAGCCGGTGTCCTTGAAGGCGTTAAAGCGCAGCCCCTCAAACTCCCCTTTCAGGCGGGCGATATCACCCGGCAGATTATCGCGCAGCGTGTTTCCCATGCTCTCAGCCGCACCGCTCACGTCGCCGAGCCTGTCTTTCATTCCGGCCAGCGCGCCGAGAAATGCCGGTATCTGGTCCACGGATAAATCTTCCGCCGGCGTGCCGAACAGGGAAATAGCCAGGCTTGCCCGCTCGGCCGGGTCTTTGACGGCCAGCAGCCCCTTCGCGGTTTTCTGCATGGCCTCGCGGGCCTTGCTGCCGCCCGAGGCAATTGCGCGCGACATCTTCAGGGCGTTCAGCCCGATTTGCTCATAGGCCATGACGCTGTTTTTCGACATATCTGAGCCGCGTATGCTGAACTCCTTGATCGCGTCCCCGGTTTTGTCCAGGGCAAACTTGCCCTGCTTCGACATATCAACGAGCAGCGACATCGCCTCGGCGCCCGTAAAGCCCATGTTGCGAAAGTGCGTCGAGTATTCGTGCAGAATTTCCGGCATCTCGCCGCGCATCTCAGCCGACACGCGCTGCATCCCGGATACGATTAGATCCAGCGCCTCGTCGCTGCTGCCCGCAAGATTGTTTTTCATCATGATCGCGGCAATCTGGATGCTTTCCGCCGTGTCGGTGCCGAAGGCGGTCTGCATATCCAGCGCCTTGCGGGTGATGCGGTCCAGCTCCGCCGCGCCCACGTCGCCGAGCGTGCCGAGCGTGCTGCGCACCGCCGACACGGCCTCGGTGATTTTTTCAATGTCGCTGCTCACGCCCGAGGCGCTGATGCGCTGAATGGCTGCGGCGTACTGCCCGCCCTTCTCCGCGCTTTCGCCCTGGCGCGCCGCGATAAGCGCCCCGCTCTGCTGCGAATGCACCTCCGGCGCCATCAGCCGGCTGCCGGCGTAGAGCGCGGCGCTCCCGCCCGCAAACGCAGCGGCGCCGCCGTTGCGTACCTTCGCAGACAGCTCCTGCCCGCGCCGGTATCGTTCGCTCACGCGGTTCAGCCGCTCCTGCTGCTGATTCAGGCGCTGCAGCTCCTGCTTTTGCCGGCTCAGGCTCAGGGTTGCCTGCGCGGCCTCGTCTTTGAGGCGCTTTTGCTCGCTGCTCAGGCGGCGGGTTGATATGCCGGCGGCGCTCAGCGCGTCGCGCTGCTGCTGCACCGACAGGCGCAGGCTGTTTGATTTCACCTGCAGCGCGGCGGCCGCCTGACGGGCCTTTTCCAGCTCACGGGCCTGCGCCGCCGTTGGCCGGGCGGTGTTGCTGAAGGCCACGCCTAACGCAGCGGCCTCCTGCTGCGCCTTCTTAAGCTTCTGTTCGGTGACGGCAAGCTGGCCGCTCGTGCGCCGGAAACCTTCAATCCGGGACGCCTGCGCGTCCAGCTTTCTGAGCGTTTCCTGCGTGTCGGTAATGCCGCCTGATAGCCTGCGGGTTTCGTTCTGAACGGCTTTAAACGGGCGGGTCGCCTGGTCTACCGCCTTCAGCATCACCTGCAGTCTGAGGTTATTGCTCATCCGGGGTTGCTCCGCTGCGGATCATGGCTTTATGCCGCCAGTCCACTACTTCGGCCAGCGGCATGTCGTACATCTCGGAGGGCTGCCAGTGGAATATCGTGGCAATGTCGGCCATCAGGTCATTAACCGTCAGGCCGGGCGGCCAGTCTACTCCGCCGGCTTCGGAGACAAAAAACCGATCACCACGCCCGCGAGCGCAATCAGGTCGGCCGGATCAAGGCCGTTACACTCGGCTTTGGTCAGCGACGGTACGGTGATGCGGGGCAGCACGGCCAGCAGCGCGTCCACGTCCGAGGCGGCAAGGTCGGCGAGGCGCACGCCGCGCAGCGCGCCGGCGTTCGGCTTAATCAGTTCAACCCGGCCGATTTGGGTGTCGCCGCGCGTTACCGGCGCGCCCAGTACGATGATGTTTTCGCTCTTATCCATGTTTCTTTGCTCTCTGTTCACTGTGGTCAGTTAAGGCCAGCGCCGGTCTGACGCTGGCGCGCGGGTTATACCAGGCCGATGTTTTTGCGGCGCTGCTCAAGCCGGTCCGTGCCGTTGACCTTCTCGATCATGTTCACGGTGTCGATCTCAATCAGCTCTTTGCCGTTATACGTCAGCTTGTAGTAGGTGTTTTTACTGGTGATTTTGGTTTCAGTGTCCTCGCCCGGCTTGGCTTCACCAAAGTCAAAGCTCTGGTGTTTACCGCGCACCTCAACCTCGACCGCGATTTCCTCGCCGGTGTCGTCGCGCTGATAGGAGCCGGTAAAGCGCAGCGACACGGCGGACGCGCCCCACTGCGAGAGGATCAGCTCGTCAATGCCGCCGATGCTCCATTCCATGTCCAGCGCGTCGTCTTCCAGTCCGTTGTCAATGTGCGCGGCGCCGCTCATGCCGCCGGCGCGGAACGGGTCGAGCTTGCGCGCCAGCTTCGGCAGGGTGACGGAGGTCACGACGCCCTGATAGCTGTTGGCGTCGTTGAAAAGGTTCATGCCCTTCAGTTTGCGTGGCAGTGCCATTTATCCGGCTCCTCAGCTGTTTACGGATGCGGCGAAGTTCGCCAGATATTTGTCAGAGATGCGCTGGCGCAGGGTTAAATCTTCCAGCGGCGGCACAGGCGTATAGTCGTAATCAATAAAGAGCTTGCCCGCCTTCAGGGACTCTTTATCGTTGGCGCTTTCGTCATACCAGGCGGATGCGCCAATCAGATAGCCGGCGCTGACCAGCTCGCGAAACTTGGCGTTAATGCCCGCGATAATCTCCTTAACAAGCACCGGCGTCAGCGGCTTATCAACCGCCCACATATGCGCCTCGGCCATCGTGTCGGCCAGCACCTGCGCCGTGCGGGTGTAGTTCTCAAACTGGAAAAGCGGATCATCGCTGCAGGTGCGGTTGCCCCAGAAGCGAAAGCCGTCTTTGCGGATAAGCGTTGTGACGTCCGCCTCGTTGAGCAGGTCGGCGTCGGTGCCGGTCTGCTGCAAATCCCAGAACACCGACGCGGAGATGCCGGTCACACCGTTTACGCCGACGTTTGACAGGGTTTTATGCCAGCCCGTGTCGTTGTCGATTTTGGCGCGCAGGCCCAGCGCGCGGGCGGTTGCGAAAGCCACGTCGGACTTGTTCGCTGAGGTATTCCACGCGAGGAAGTCAGGCCAGATAACCATGATTTCGCGCTGGCTGAAGTTCTGACGGTATAGCCGGGCCTCGGAAATGGTTTTACACCCCCACGCCGACACGTAGGCGAAGGCGCGCAGCTGCTGCGCAACGGCCGCGAGCGCGGTTGCCACCTCCAGTGAATCCAGCCCCGGCACGCCGAGGATGCGCGGCTTCACGTCCAGCTGCGTCTGCGAGGCGAGCAGCGCCTTCATGCCGGTGTACTGCCCGTTTTCGTCCGTGCCGCCGATGATGTTGGAAATGGTTTCGGCCTCGTCGGCGCCTTCGGCCACGCGCACCACGACCGTGACGGGCTTTGACTGATCGGCGATGGCCTGGAGCACGGCGGCGAGCGTGCCTTTTTTGCCCGCTTTGCCGATGGCGCTTTGCACGTTGGTGATCAGCACCGGCGTATTCAGCGGAAACGCGGTCGCGTCCGCATCCTGCGCGGTGCAGACCATACCAACAATAGCGGTTGATACGGTGGAGATGGTGCGCGTGCCGTCGTTGATTTCGACGACGCGGACACCGTGATGATAATCAGCCATTCTGATGCACTCCTGATAAAAGGTGTGCTCAGGGTGTCAGGTCAGCCGGGGCGCTGCATCTGAAGGGGGTTTGCTGAGCCGTCAGCAGACAGATTTATAATCTCCCGCTGCCGGCCTGCCGGTATGTATCTGTAAAGCGTCTTAACGGACACCTCAAGCACCAGGGCAATCTGCTGCAGCGTGGCGCCGTTCGCCAGCATTCTCTCGGCGCGTCCGATTATTTCAGGCGTCATTACCCGGCGCCTGCCTCCGATGCGCCCTTTTTCCCGCGCGGCGGCCAGCCCGGCGCGGGTGCGCTCGACGATCAGCTCGCGCTCCATTTCAGCAAGCGCGCCCATTACGTGAAAGAAAAAGCGCCCCATCGCCGTGCCGGTGTCGATGCTGTCCGTCAGGCTGCGGAACCCGACGCCGCGCTCGCGCAGTTCTTCGGTGAGCATAACGAGATGTCGCATGCTGCGCCCGAGCCGGTCGAGCTTCCAGACGACCAGCGTGTCGCCCGCCTTCAGCGTCCGCAGCGCTTTTTTCAGGCCGGGCCTGTCCCGCGTCTTTCCGCTTATTTTATCCTCGAAAATCAGCTCACAATCTGCACTCATGAGCGCATTGCGCTGCAAATCCGTGTTCTGGTCATTTGTTGACACCCTGATATAGCCAATCAGCACCGTTAACCCCTGCAAAATGCCGGTGAGTGTGCCAGCGGCTGCCGCTTCAGGGCCAGGGGTTTCTTTCCCGTTAACCTCGGTTTG